TTCCATTATATCTTTTTTCAACCCGAGTCAGTTCATTATCAAAGAACTCTTTTGATGATGCATCAATTGTAAATGATTTGCCCTTTGAATAATCGTTTGTCGTATTACGAAGTTGATTTAAATATAATGCATTTTCTTCAGAAAATTTCAATTTTGTTCCTTGGTTATCCTCAAAGTCCAAGAATAATTTTTCTCCACCACCAACTTTAAGACCATCAATAAGTTCTACAAGTCCACCAGTTCCATCGTCTGCTGGCAAAGTATTTCCCGTGTCAACGATCTGTGCTGTTATCTTTACACTATTTTCAAAAATACTTTCATAGTAAGATAACTGAACCGTACCACCTAATAAAGAAGTCGGTTTCTTTTTATTTTTTTCGTCAGGAGATTCATTTTTAAATAAGTTAGGATATATTTCAAATCTGGTAATATTACCAGACTCTGCTGCTTTTGTAAATGGCATATTAAGTTACGCTACGGCGGATGCGAAAGATAATGCTTGTGATCTATTAATATCTATATCAATTCCACCACCACGACGACCACCACTACCACCCATAGGAACTGGTTTTTCAATTATTTGTTTGATAGGAAGTATTGCAACTTGATATCCTTCATAACCTGTCTGTGTATTAAGACCTTTTGCAACATTTTTTGTGAATGGTTTATCAATACTTGCTTTCTTTTTAGGAAGATTATTCAAGAAGTTTATTGGGTTCAATGTTCCAGTAAATCCACCACCAGCACCAGATTTACCTTTTCTTATTTCATAATGAATAACACCTGTTGAAGTTTCTCCCCTTACAACTGCATCTCCTGGTTGAATAATATCTCCAACAGAAACTAAAACAACTGCACCTTCTGCAATTCTTTCCGTTACATTCAAATCTTTATTGTAGATATCTACATAATTTCCATATCCACCAGGATCATTGTAAATACCAATCACTTGACCGCCAATTCTTGAGTAGAATGTTTCATTTCCACTAATATCAAAGTCAACACCAGCGTGCCGTCTACCACCACGATCAGCACCATACTGTTGTCCATGAACAGTATTTGTTGGTGGTAATGGTGGCAATGAACTTTGAGGTTTAGGTATTACTGGTCCCGTAGATCTTGAAGATATTTTTTGAAATGCTTCTTGTGCTGCACGAAGATAGGTTTTATATGCACCCCCAGTGTAAGTAGTCCAAGCACTGAAATTATATCCACCAGAAAGTTTGTATGCAATCTTTGCATTAAAAGTTGGGTCGAATAATTCAGTATTATCTTTAATATTAAACCGTTTTCTTCTATCTTCACCTAACATGTAACCTGGTCTATCAATCATATTAATTTGCCACAATCCATAAGAATCATCTGGATACTTTGTATTGTGTGCCTTAGAATTGCCAGTCGATTCTGCCATTGCAATAGCAGCAGCGATAGCAGCATTTTCTTTTTTAAATCCAACAGATAGTGCCAGTCTAACTAAATTTTCAATTGAAAATAATACACCAGATGGGACATATGGTGGTGGTGGAGCATCCAATGGTGGAAATAAACCGCCTGGTGCTTTACCCCCTTCAAGACTTTCTAGTTTTTTCTCTCTTTTTAGTTTTTCTCCTGGTTTTTCTTTTGGTTTTTTCATAATATCAGTACGTGGTTTTCTCTTAGAAAGAGTATCATAAAGAGCAAGTGATCCAATACTACCAAGTATAGAACCAAGTGTTGCTCCAATAATAGTACCAATGCCAGGGACAACTGATCCAGCAACACCACCAAACCATCCACCAACACCAGCACCAGCAGCAGACACTAAAGCACGATCAAGTGGTTCTCCAAGTGCTAAAGAAATACCAATATCAAGTAATGCACCAAAAATTCCAGGACCAGCTTTTCTAAATTTGCCAAGTTTAAATTTAGAAAATCCTTTTGAAACTGCTTGTGTTTTACTAACTCCAGATGCTTTGGGTTTTAATTTTTCAGCTGTTATTTTTGGAGGTTTTGGTATAATACGATCAATTTCGATGCTGTTTTTAAATCGTAAAGAATTTTGACTTCTGGGATTTTGTGCAAAATTATTTAATCCTTTTTCTAGTTCTTCTTTAATTTTTGGATTTTTTTCATTTGCAATTATTCTTGTAACTTTCTCAATAAAATTAAAATCTGAAGGAGTTATTTCTTTTCTAGCGAAACCTCTTCCAAGTAGTTTAACTCCTTCAGCATCTGCTGTTTTAGACAACCTTGTAGTTCTTTTACGTACTTGTCTTTCTCCACTTAAGTTATTTGTTAACTCTTGTATTTTTTTAGGATCATTTTCTTTTGTTAGTCTATTTAAAATTCCTTTATCTTTTGGCGTAACATTGGGTTTTCCACCTACACCTACCTCATAACCAGTCGCTACTAGATCTCCTACATTGATTGATTTTTTTCTAACTTTTACTGGTTTTTGCTTTTTCTCTTGGGATGCTCTTGATATTTCTTTTTGAAGAGATCTTTTCTCTACCAGAGATACCCTTCTATTTGCTCTTTCAATTGCACTATCTCTTAAATTTTTAATTTTTGCTTTAATAGGAGTGGAAGTAAGTGATTTTATTGCAGGCACTCCCGCTCTTCCTCTAGTAGCAAGAGCAGTTCCTATTGCCCCAGCAGCAGCTGCTGCAGCAGCAACACCTTTACCTCCAATTTTACTGCCGAGTGGTCCACCTAATCCAATAGCAGCAGTACCAAATAAAAGTGCAGCGTTTAAAGCAGCGTTTAAAAGACCCGAAAATTTACTAAATTGTTGAGAAATATCTGATGGTATAATACGGTCAAGTTGTTCTTTAATACCATCATATACTTTATAGCCTCGGTCAATAAAATTAACCATATTGACAAGGAAATTTCCAGCAAAGTCCGTTAAGAACTGCACTGCTGGAACCAACATTTTACCAAATTCCAATAATTTCGGAACTAATGGTAAGAATTTTTCAACAGCAAATCCAAGTAAACTATAAAGTAAAAATCTCTTAATAGAATCCAAAAACCCAGTTCTTGGTAAAACTAATTTTGGAAGTTTTGATCCAAAGTTAAATGTAGTTTTTTCAGATTCTTTTTCTCTTTGTTCTCTTCTTTTTCTTTCTTCTTCAATTCTTTTCTTTCTATTCTTATCTCTAGTAAATTTGTTTTTAACAGAAAATAAGTTAGAAACTTCAATAAGTTTTGACTTTATCTGAAATGTCTGTGCTCTTAATTGACTTTTCTGTGGTGTATTCTCTTCTGGTTCTACCTTTGCATAAGTTTTGGCAGTTATATTAGAAACAGGTACTAATATATTTGGAGATACTGCACCAACCGAACCTCCTGCTGATACTGATGATGGTAATAGTTTTTTAGGATCTACTCTTTTCATATCAGTTCATTCCCTCTATCCCATAGACAGCAAAGTTCAAGTCTCTACTAGAATTTGACTGTGATGCAGAGAAACTTGGAATACTCATATTAGACGCTGGTTCCACCATTTGTCCTTCAGCACCACGCACAATTTCTGGTAACATTGTCACATTTGGTCTCATTGACCTTTCGGGAGGTCCTGGTGGTGCTTTCATCTGTTGTGGAGCAATTTTTGGATTCTTATAAGTTACTCTTGGTTCACTAGTTCTTGCCTGTGTTTTTGATGACGCAGCAGGAGTAACTGCTTTCATTAAAGATGGACCAAAATTTGTGGAAGGTTTGATGTAGTTAGAACTTGTTCTAGAACCACTAAGACCACCAGGATTACTCATCATTGCAGAAGAACCGGTAAGACCACCAGGATTACTCATCATTGCAGAAGAACCTGTAAGACCACCAGGACTACTCTTAGATGTAGAAGAACCTGTAAGACCACCAGGACTACTCTTAGATGTAGAAGAATCGGTAAGACCACCAGGACTACTCTTAGATGTAGAAGAACCTGTAAGACCACCAGGATTACTGAATGTAGAAGAAGATCCTGTAAGACCACCAGGATTACTCATCATTGTAGAAGAACCTGTAAGACCTCCAACACCACCCACTGATGTCATCAAACCTTGAAGTCCTCCAACCATTCCACCACTTTGAGCAAATTGAATTCCTTTGCTGAACGTCGGAATATTTGTTGCACCAACAGAATCGTTTATATTCATAAAGAAACGTGGACCATAAGTATCCACTGCTCTTTTAGCCATAACAAATTCACCAGGTTGCAGTGCAACCAGTTGCGTATCAGGTCCAGCACCTTTAATTTTTACTCCAGTTTGAGGAGTAATCTTTCTTTGAAATAATCCATTTCCTAATATTTCTCCACCATTAGAACGACCTTCTATTGGTTCATTTTTCTCCGAAGCACTAGGTAATACTGTTCTTGTGAATGTATCAAAGATATTAATAGGTTTTGAAAGTTCATCTGCCTGTTCTTTTGAACTAGCATCTGCCTTACCTCTTTCTTCCAATATATCTTTAGATGCATTGCTACTTCTTCTTACAAGTTCTGTTGCTGCTGCCGCAACTCCAAGACCTAAAGAAGTTTTTGGATTTGCTAATATCAATCGTGCAAGAGCAGGAGTAAATCTAGCAAGTGTTCCAAGAATTGTTCTTATAAAACCACCAAAAGGAGTAAAGAATAAGAAAAGTCCACCTGCTATTGCAGGCCAAAAGTCCTTTAAGAACCTAAACATTGAATCAACTTTTTCTTTATTAGCAGGATCTGCCAACCATTCAATAAGTTTAGGAACTGCTCCACTCAAAAATCCAAAGAACAAGAATCTAAAAATGCTATCAAGTATTCCCCTAAGTGGAGAAACCAATTTAGTAACAATTGACGTTACTTTCTTTTGCGATGTTTCTAATAATTTTTCCCTTGCAATTCTTCTATTTCTTATTTTATTTCTTCTTTCTATTTCTGCCTGACGCTTCTCTTCTTTATTGTCTGCTCTTATTTCTGCAAGTAACTTATCAAGTGCTTCTTGCACTCCTTTTAAGTCCTCAGATACTTTTTCAATTGAAGGACTTTTAGGTATGACAGCATTACTTGTCAAGTAAAACTTTTCTTTTGAAACACGTATTGGAGATGTTCCAAATCCACCAGATATTTGTGCTTTCTTTGCTTTTAATTTAAATCTTCCAACTTTTCCTTTTACTCTTCTGAATTCATCTTGCAAGAGCATTTGCTCCTCTCTTGCAAGTGAACCACCACCCATACTAACTTGTACTAACTTTTCTTTCAATAAAGTAAGATATGTCGCATAGTCAATATCAAATACTTGACCTAAACCTAATATTCTTACAACTCTTTCATCAATATACTCATCAACTAAATCAGTTCCCCTGGTCCCTTGATATAACGCTAGAGCACCACCACGTTCTTTTTTTCCTTCAGATCTAATAGTTTCCAATAACTCATCTAGTTCAGCGGGTCCTTCCTCTGAACGTATACTTGCTAATAGTTCGTCTAATTGATCAGGACCCATTTTGCTGCTGCTTGAGTTTTTCTTCTTCTAAATGATTCTTCAACATAGCAACGTAAATATCACGCTCCCACGGCATCATATTTTCAATCTCTGTTAATGAATATTTATGATACTGCATCAAAGAAAAGTTGAGCGTATAGTATGTTTCAAGGTCCATATGGACCAGGGCTATCCGAAAAAACTAGCAAGTCCCTCCAATACAACAGTGCTTTCAACTCCTGTTGCAGGATTCTTTACCTTAATTTCGTGAGACAACTTAGGCATCGTCTCAAAGAACTTCTCAATTTGTTTGAATTGCTTTGAATTCATTTGTTCCAAGAAGTCAGTAATTTCTTTCTTAGTTACATCAGCAACAGACCAAACTTCTTCTTCATTATAAATTTTATCAATACAAGATGAAATTAGTTCAAAAGATTGATCCATCGGACTATTTTCAGAAAAATCAAAGTTATTCTTAATAAATTGATCTAGTGATGGATATTTCATTTCCATCATCAATTTATCATCAAGTTTGATAGTATTTGAATGTTCTGAACTTTTTTGAACCTGAATGTCATCAACATTCAATGTTACAGAAACTGTAGTTTGCTCATCATCAGGACAAATGACATTAACTTCAATCTCTTCACCAACAGACTTACCACGAATATTCAAGAACAAATACTCAATATCAAAAGTAGGAAGAGTTTCTACTTTAATACCTCTTGTTTGAATACAGTTTTTGATAACTGTCTTCATTGCTGTAGTAATATCCTTTGCATTTTCTCCCTCTAGTGCCAATACTAGAAGTTTTTCTTCCCTGACCAAAAAGGGTCTATATTGAACTTTCTTTCCAGTTGACGGCAAATTCAACTCATAAGTTGGCGTCGAAATCTTTGGTAATGGCATAATAACCTGTAGAGTATTTCAGTGTGATTATTTATTGGGTCTGTTGACCTCCAAGAATGTTAGGACCAAATTGTCTTCCACCAGCTCGTTCAAGTTGCTCAGCGAGTTGTGCTAAAGTAGGTCTTCCATCTTGAATATTTGCGGGGATATCTGGTTCTCCATTTGGTCTTTGTAAGTTTATTCTTCTAAATCCAGTATCTCTAGGACGCATAACGTAACGAGAGTAAGTAAAGTTTACAGTGCATTTTAACAATTGCGATGCTTCATAATTGATAGGCATTGTTGTTATACTGATTGGATATGCCTTCAAAAATTTATATTCTAAAAACTCACCAGTGTTTTCATAATCTCTTTCAAACTTAGTAATATATAATTCATTAGTTTGATAGTCTTTTGGATATTTTACTCGATAAAAGTATTCAGGTTGTTCAATGCCAGGTCTACCGTCTTGAGATCTAAACCGTTCACCAACAATATATGACATCCAGTTTTCAAAAAACTTAATTATAGTATAATCGTGATCAACCATAAATGTAAAGCTTGCTCGTTCATCATATGCTCTACGATATGCATGTTTTTCAGAAACTCCACTGTAATCACCGTTTATATCATGAGTCATTAATGAAGAACCAGGAAGTGCTGCCTCAGAACAAGACAACTCAATAAGTTCTTGATTATCTCTAGTATAAGGTGTTTGTTTTTCTTTAGTCCAGTCTTCAACAAGTGGTGGTGGTGTAAATTTACACATATAATGTGAAGTAAAAGCAGGTCGCAATAACCTACTTTTAATTTCACTTAGTCTTCTTACCCCTTTATCTGGACCACCAGAAGAATTAATGGGTCTATCTGCCATCTATAAATACTATTTGATCCGATATATTATGTATAATGGCAGGAACGATAAAAAGTCGGTACAAACCCGAATATCCAAGAAAATATAAAGGTGACCCAAATAATATCATATGTCGTAGTTCTTGGGAACGCAAATTCTGTCGTTGGTGTGACTTAAATGAGAATATTTTAGAGTGGGGCAGTGAAGAGTTCTGTATTCCATATCGTTCTCCTGTTGATAGAAGAGTGCATCGTTACTTCCCAGACTTTATTATCAAGGTAAGAGAGCAGACTGGTGAAATAAAAC